CAATGCAAAGGTGTACGGCAATGCAAAGGTGTACGGCAATGCAAAGGTGTACGGCAATGCAAAGGTGTCCGGCGATGCATGGGTGTCCGGCGATGCAGAGGTGTACGGCAATGCAGATTACACAACTATTCATGGATTTGGTACTCAATTCCGTACCACTACGTTTTTTAGATGCAAAGATAAAAAGGTCAGAGTTGCATGCGGATGCTTCTTTGGGACTATTCCGGAATTCCGCGAACAGGTTAAAAATACAAGAAAAGGGAAAATTGCAGAAGAGTATCTGATGATTGCTGACCTTATGGAAAATCATTTTGAAAAATAAAGTGCTCCGAAGGAGAGCTGACACCTCTCGCCTCGGAGCCGTAAACCACTAAACCAACCTTAGCGGATTACAGGACAATCATATCATTTCTTCCTGTATTTCGCAAGAGAACAGGAGGATTTTTTATGAAGAAAACCGAGGATAAAAAAGTGACAAATTTTGAAGAGCTCGAAACTTTCTATGCAGTTGAAGTTGTAAGAGAGGCGAAAAAGCAGGCTCACAAATGGTTCTGTGCATGGATTGTAACCATGATCGCATTAATTCTTTCAAACGCTGCATGGATGTTTATTAAGTAAGAAAGGAGGAAAGACTGTGGCAATCAGATATACCACAGAACAAAAGAAATACATCCTTTTGAAAGGCAATATTGCAAAAAGGATGGAGGCCGAGCGAGTAAGTGATGCACAGATGGCAGCAATTACCGGAATGGCAGAAAACACTTTCCGTAAAAAGCGAAATAAGCCGGAAACATTCACGTATCCGGAACTGCGGCATATTTTTATTCGATTGAACTTTCCTAACGAGGAAATCTTGGAGGCTTTGACATGAAAGATTGGATAGACTCCATTCTGATTGGAGGGATAGCAACGTATCTTCCGTTCTGGACCTGGGACAACAGCCGTGACCAGATCATGGGAGCGTTGGGACTGATCGGAGCTGTGTACATAGCAAGGACGTGGAAAGAATGGACATGCTAGACATGCCAACTAAAAAAGGATCCTCAGAGCTGCAACTCAAATAAGGATCCAAGACAATATATTTCTTCTCCATTGTAGAAGGAAAGAAACCAAAAGTCAATACAAGGAGGAAATTATGAACGAAGAGAAAATCAGAGAAATATTTGATTTGTGTCTGAGAGTTTCAAGTGAAACAACGGCGCATGTGAATTTTGACTATACGGCGCATGACGACATATCCAGAGTTTATATTTATGTATTTAATGATGCAGGGGAGATCGTAAAACATTTTTCATTGTGGCAGTTTTACGACTTTGAGTCCGAATCTCAGAATTACGAAAATGCAAAGAAATGTCTTCTGGAACTGCTTATCAATGGGAGGTGTCCGTTATGAATCTCACTGGCAACGGAGATATAAAGGATGAATACCTGGAAATCATTACGCATAGACATTCCGGGCCAATAAAAAGACAAGCAAGCAATTATAGATTAGTAGAAAGAGAGGAAAATAAGAATGAATCTGTACGAAATCAAAAATGAAATCCTTAATTGCGTAGATATGGAAACAGGGGAAATCGTAGACATTAAAAAGCTTGAATCTCTACAGATGGAAAGAGATCAGAAAATTGAGAACATTGGTTGCTGGATCAAGAATCTTTTGTCAGATGCAGAAGCACTGAAATCTGAAAAAGAAAATCTTGCCAAGAGGCAGAAAGTCGCAGAAAGCAAAGCGACATCACTGAAAGAGTATCTTTCCCGATATCTGGATGGCGAAAAGTTTAAGTCTGCAAGAGTAGCAATTTCTTTTAGAAGTGGTAGCTCCGTGGATATTGCGGAAGGTGCAGCTGTCCCAGAAGAATATCTTAAGTATTCAGAGCCTAAACCGGACAAGGTCGGACTGAAGGCGGCACTGAAAGCCGGAGAAAAATTTCCGGGAATCACCCTGATAACTTCGCAGAATATCCAGATCAAGTAGGAGAGGCTTATGGAAAATCTTGAGTTATATAACAAGGTTCGGGAAGTTCCTAAAGATGCCCAAAGAGCTATTACGGCAGGACGACTGAAAGGTTTTACAGACATTAACCCGATGTGGCGCGTCAAGTGTTTGACGGAGCAGTTCGGTCCCTGCGGCCTTGGCTGGTATTACAAAACGGTTGAGAAATGGATGGATACTGTTGGTGATGAGATATGTGTTTTCGTGGCAATTGAACTGTACGTCAAATACAAGGATGAATGGTCACAAGCAATTCCCGGAACCGGCGGCAGTAAGTTGGCTACAAAAGAACGGAACGGAGTCTATGTATCTGATGAGTGTTACAAAATGGCAACCACGGATGCATTGTCAGTGGCATGCAAGAATCTTGGCATTGGGGCAAATGTCTACTGGAAAGAAAGCCATACCAAGTACGACCAGACAGACGACAGTTCTTCCGAAATGTCAAGTACTGATATATCTGGACTCAGATCATACTTGAACAAGAACGGTCTGAATGAAAAGAAGATTCTTGAAGCATATAAGCTGACATCTATTAGCCAGTTGACTATTGGAAATATCAAAGCGATAACAGATCCTAAAAATTTGAATTACTTCAAGCAAAATTGCGGTGCGTAAATGGAATTTACAGGAAAAATCAAATCACTGGGGAAAGATCTCGCGACCGGAAAGTGGAACTTACAGGTGGAACTGAATGAAAACGCTCAGGAAGTAATGGGACTCATCAAGCATGAAAAACTGGATATACGTCTTAAGCAGCACAGGGATAAGCGTTCCTTAGATGCGAATGCGTATTACTGGGTATTGCTTACCAAAATTGCTAAAGTTCATGGCTGGACGAATAACGAGGCTCACAACTATATGCTGCGTCGTTATGGTCAGATAGAACGTGTGGACGGAAATCTGGTTGCGGTTTATCTTCCTGATACAGAAGAAACGGAAAGGGATGTTTTGGACAAGGTGGAATATCATCTTAAGCCGCTTCCAAAGACAGTGGTCACAAAGCATGGGGGAATCAAAAGAGTGTATGTTCTTCTTAGAGGATCCAGTACATATGACACAGAGGAGATGGCGCGATTGATCAGCGGATTAATTCAAGACTGCAAGGATTCTGGAATACCAGGCGGCGAGATTATGACGCCATTTGAGAAACGAAAGCTTTTTGAGCAGTATGGGATAGGTGATGTAAATGAACAAAAGAACAAAAGCGTTACAGTTTGATGTAAAAACGCGCAAAAGAATTCTCGATAGAGATCACGGCTGCATATTTTGCCAGATTGGTTTTTATATGCATTCTTCATCCGATTTCCAATATAAGCAGCTTGATATTATGCATATTGTCAACCGATCACAGGGTGGACTTGGAATCGAACAGAATGGAGTTACCGGATGTAGATACCACCATCAGCTTCTAGATAATGGAGCAAAAGGTTTACGGCCAGATATGCTGGCATATATCGAAAAATACATGAGCCGAATGCATCCCGGATGGGATCCTAAAGAACTCGTGTATAAGAAATACGGGTGCAACTAAAATCCTATAGATATATCACATGATCATCTCCCAGGGTGTGACCTGTATAGCTCCCTGGGAGGGAAAGGAGAAATATGAACAGCAGAAACAAAGGTGCTGACGGTGAAAGAGAAGTAGCCGGTATCCTTCGTGGATATGGGTACAAGGCAAGGAGAGGTCAACAGTATAGCGGAGCTAATGGCGATGCAGATGTGGTCGGTCTTCCTGGTATACATATAGAGGTAAAGAGAAGGGAAAAGCTGAATATATACGATGCTATAGATCAGGCAAAAAGAGACAGAAAATCGGATGAACTTCCAGCAGTATTTCATCGGAAGAATCATTGTGAGTGGCTTGTTACGATGCCATTGGAGGACTGGATAAAGATATACAGGGAATGGGAGGCTGGTTATGGATTATGTAAAGATCAGCAGGAAAATCCTTGAGTGGGAATGGTATACAGATGCAAATACCAAGGTGCTGTTCCTGCACATCCTGTTAAAAGCAAACTGGAAAGACGGAAGGTTTCAGGGAATAGAAGTACCAAGAGGATCATTTGTGACTTCTTTGCAGAATCTAGCAGCAGAAACAGGGCTTACAGTAAGGAATGTAAGAACGGCACTAAAACATCTGGAAAATACCGGAGAAGTGACAAGCAACCGACACGTTAAATTCAGCGTAATTACGGTAAAAAACTACGACAGGTATCAGTCATGCGACACACAAGTGACAGTCAATCGACAAGCAAGTGACAGTCAAGTGACAACAATAGAAGAAGGGAAGAAGGAAAGAAAGGAAGAATATAATAAATCTCCTAAAGGAGATTATGAGAGTGGAACTCCTGAAAACAGCATCTATGCCACGATTCGTGAATTGTACAATTCCGTTTGTGGGTCGTATCCCCGCCTGGTAAAGATGTCTGAGGCAAGGAAGAAGGCTATAAATGCCAGAATGAAGACAGGTTACACTCTTGATGACTTCCAGACTTTGTTTGAAAAGGCAGAGGCTTCCGATTTCCTGAAGGGAAAAAATAAACGCAACTGGTCAGCAACATTTGACTGGTTGGTCAGTGATTCCAACATGGCAAAGGTCCTTGACGGAAACTATGATGCGAGAAAAGAGGCGATAAAAGATGAACCAGAACCAACTAACTCAGTCAGATTATGGTGAGTGTCCTGTGTGCCATGGGACTGGATGGGAGACATATTATGCCACGGTCTATGATTACGGACTTCCAGAAGAAATTCAATATGCTCGCAGATGTCCAAAGTGCAAAGGTGGTTATAGAGCACAGGACCTTACCGGAGTACCAAAAGAGTACCATGAGGCAGATCTTGGCAAGTTCGATTTTGATATTTACCAGAGAGACATGAGCAAACTGAGAGACTTGTGCACCACCTTTCTGAACCATTTCCAGAAGTGGGAAATGGCAGGAAAGGGACTGTATCTGTGGAGTAAGACACCGGGAAGTGGAAAAACCTTCTTGGCGTGTTGCCTGGCGAAATCGGTGATGATGAAATACGATCTGCAAATGCGTTTCGTGACTGCACCTGACTACATAAGTGCCGTTGGTGACAGCTACAAGCGCGATCGCGGAGAAGAGGATCTCAGTCAGGTATACCGGGATTGCAAACTTCTTGTTCTGGATGATATCGGCGCACAGGCAGACAAGGAGTGGCAACGGCAGGAAATGTTCCGTCTGATCAACAAGCGTATGGAGGACGGAAACATTACAATCTACACTTCCAACATGAGCACCGATAATCTGAATGTGGACACCAGAACCAGAGACCGGATCATTAAGACCTGTGTAGAGTTGCAAATGCCAGAGGAAGGTATTCGAAAGAAAAAAGCAGCAGGAGAACAGAGGCAGTTCCTTGCGAGCGTAATGGGATAGAGGAGAAAAGAATGTCGTATAAGCACAGCAATGGAGAGGCAAAGATGTGCTGAGGAGAAGCATATCAACGAAGTGAATTGAAATGTAAAGGCACGGCCTTGCGAGGAAATGCAGAGGAGTTGCTACGAAAGGTGTTGAAACGATATGCATAGCTGTGGCAGCACAAGGAAACGAAAAGCTGGGCAGAGGCGCTGAACGGAAAAGCTACGGCGTAGAAATGTAATGATTAGATAAGAATAGCTACGAAATGGCGGGGAACAGCAGCGATGTGCTACGGAATGAGAAGTTAAGGGACCGCAGAGGAACGGCGACGATGCGCTGGGCAGGGAATAACCGTGGTGGAATGAGCTAAGGCAGAGAGTAGTACGGCAATGTAAGAAAACTATAAAAATTACAAGGAGAATAGCAGAATGAAAGAATTAAAAGTAAGATTGACATTTTTGGAAGAAATTTTAGGAACAGCAAGTGCAGACCCGGAGATTCACGAAACGTTTATTGCTTCGAATGCACCAGACGCACCAACAAGAAAAGAAGAGATTGAAGCAATCGGAATTAAAGAAGTGGTTGAGAAATCCATGACTGTATTCCCGAGAGATAATGGCGTACCGATTTACTGGGATTACCAGATTAAGGGCTTTTTCAAAGATGCTTGTGGAATGCTGAGAAAGGTAACTGGTTCAAAATCTTCAAAAATCAAGGCTTACAAAAAAAGAAATTGACGGTCTAATTTTCATTGAAGAACGTAAAATTCCAATTCATTTTGAAGGTGAAATAGGAACTTGCCAGAGGCCGCTGAGAGGACAAACACCGCAGGGTGAAAGAATTGCACTGGCAAATAGTGAGACAATACCTGCCGGAAGTTGGATTGAGTTCACAATCAAGTGCTTATGCGATAGCCATGAAGCAGCAGTCAGAGAATGGCTTGATTATGGAGAACTGAGAGGCATCGGGCAGTGGCGTAATTCAGGTAAGGGCCGCTTCAAATGGGAAGAAATATAAAAGCATGACAGGAGTGATAGAAATGCCATATAACACAGCAAGAAAGTACTATGAGGGTATCCAGACAAGGAAAGACATATATCTGTACATCATAAGATGCTTGAAAGAACATGATTATCCGCCAAGTATTCCAGAAATCGCAGCAGGGCTGAGTATATCTAGCCATACCGTACAGAACCATTTCGGTGAATTGCTGGAAAGTGGCTTACTTGCGACGGACAACCCCGGCACACCACGAGCGTACCGAGTGACAGGATACAAGTTCAGAAAGGTGAAGGAAAAATGAGTAGCAAGTTAAAAGTCAAGAAAAAGACCAGATTTTCTGTTCAGACTTCTAATCAGGCGGCTTATGCGTTTGGACGGGCTATGCAGAACTGTTATAGACAGATAAAAGACGTAGAGCAGCAAGCCTACGAGGATGGATTCACTGTTGGTGAAGATTGGAGCAACACGATCAACACTGTCACAACTATGATGGATCTGAGACGTTTATATGGCTTTTCCACGAAGCGATTGCTTGATGTGGTAAGAACTGCCAATGGGTATGTTGAAATGGCAAACAGGGGCGAAATGAGCGTTCTGAGCATGATACAGGACATTGAAGAGAACACAGATGTAAGATTTGACGAGATAAATAAGAATCTGGTTAAGAAGATGGGAGTTTAAAACCATGTGCCAATTGCACAATAGCGTGTCAGTTGCTTACGTGAAGAAAGGAGAATGAGAATGAAGCAGAAAACACCGGAACAGGAATTAGAGCTGTTAAGAGAAAATCTATTACATGAGCGTGTTATCTGGGAGCGCATCAACGAAAATGGCTGTAATGATCCATTTTGGGCGGATGGCTGCAATATGAATCTAACCAGAAATCATATTCTTTCATACAGAAATGAGATTGCAAATTGTTGTGAGGAACATAATCTTCCACTTCCCGAAGAATATTTTCTAAAAGTACCGCCAGAAGTTGACGATGATTATATGGCAAGCTTTAACCAGAAAGCCCGTGTGAATAGATTGAAACAGCAGGGTAATATATTGAGCCGGAAGAAAAAGAAGTTTATTGATGATGGACAGATGGAGTTTTGTTGATTAACCATGTAGTTGCTTACATGGGGAAAGTGAGAATAAAAAATGAAATTCAAAAGTAACGCAAACTATAACGAAGAACCTAAAACTGGAAGTATTTTCGCCTTAAACTACAATTCTTTAAAAATCGTTATTCACAAATACGTTGGCTGTGGAGATACGCTGTTTCTCAATTGTAGTACATTGGGTATTTACAACTACGATCTCAGAACAGAGGATTTTAAGGAAACTGTCAGTAAAACAAAAGAAATTATCATGCGTGAAGTTAATAAAATCAGAGAGGATTCATACAGATTTTACAGTGATAATAATATTGAGATTGTCAGATATTAGGAGGACGCAAAATGTTAATCAGAAGTCAGAATAAGATGTCTCTGGTAAAGTTTAAGAATATTGTTATAAACATCAATAATATCAGCGGCAAAGAAATCATTTGCTGGAGCCAGATGAATCCGGGAGAAGATGAGTATATTTCATTGGGTCATTATTCCACCAAAGCAAAAGCCATGAAAGTACTGGATATGATTCAGGAAGCATATTGTAAATTTATGTCGGTAAAAAACGATGATGCTTGGAGCGGGAAAGAATCCGTGTTTTATATGCCAGAGGATAGTGAGGTGGAAATATGAAAAGATCTGAAACAACAAAATTTCTTAGCAGATTGTTGGAAAAAAGCCGTTTTTCTGGTCCAGGTAAATACTGGGCTAGAGAAGTAAGCCTTGATTATGGCTACGCAGCAGGAAAGGCAAGAAGAGTAGATTACATGCAATTTATTCCGGAAAATCAGTGCTCTATCTCAGCAATCGAAAAAGGAATATTTGCATGCTATGAAATCAAAAGTTGCAAAGAGGATATTTACAGCGGAAATGGATTAAATTTTATTGGCGAAAAAAACTACCTTGTGACAACAATGGAGTGCTACAAAGAGATTTTACCTGATTTAAAAAATGGAAAATTTGCCCAACATATACGTGAGAATTTTCCGGAATGTTACGCGGAAATAGGTAACATGGGAGTAATGGTTGCAGTTCCGTATCAGAGAGATGTTGCAGAAGAATTTGAAAGCCCAACACCACTAGGTGAAGATGTGGAGAAATGGAGATTATCAGTTATTTTGAAGTGTGGACACAATGGTTCAAGAAAAAGATCCATGACAGAACTGTTGTTTTGCATGGTAAGAAGCGGGCATTGAGAAAGGATGGAATAATATGATACATATCAAAGAAAGATTAATGCAGTACGCGGATAAATATTCGGGCTGCTACAAATACGCCGGGGTGTATGTCAAAGTTATTCAAGATATGATTGAGCAGCTTCTGGCTGACCTGGAAGAGGACGAGAAAGAAAATGGTTGGATTCCTGTTAGTGAGAGATTACCGGAAGACGAAAGAGAGTGTCTTGTAACGCTTGAAAAAGTCTATGGAACACCTGAAAAACTTTATGGAATTGCGAGTTATTTAAAATTTGATGATGCCGGATACTGGAATGAAAATAAATATGGGTATCTTGAATGGGATAAATATTCAGATGGGCATGGAGGAACAAAGATGTATAAAGTTATTGCCTGGATGCCACTACCAGAACCATATAAGGAGGACGAGCCATGATTACATTCTTATTAGGATTCGCCCTTGGAATCATAGTCGGAGTGGTCGGTCTTGTATGCGTAGCGATCATGTACGACAAGCATCACCCAGACGATTAGAAAGGAGAACGGTATGCTGACAAGGAACAAAAAGCTGAAAGACTACGGTATTCCGGCAGATGACATTGAAAAACTGAATACGATGCTGAAAGACTTCCCGGCAGAGTACGGATACCTGCTTTCTGGTGCTGCCTTGTCAGCTTGCCCGAAAAACACGGTGATAGCGGATATGGTTATTGAGAATATCCTACACCGGAAAAGTTACAGAAAAATCAGCAGAGAAAGATATATCCCGATGAATCCAAAAGACTTCTACGGATACAGACGCAAGACCGTCGCTGTACTGTATGAGAGGATGCGGTTATTGGGAGTGTGGGAGGATGAGAGATGAGCAGACTGATTGATGCAGACGATTTAATTGAATATATTAAAATCTGGGAAATTGGAAATGGTATTAGTTCCGACCAAAAAGAGTTTATTGACTGTATTAATAGACAACCAACAGTTTTTGATGTAGATGAAGTTGTTCAACGGTTGGAAATGTTAATCGAAAATAAAGTTTCAGAATCGGGTGACGATTGGTATACAGCTCAATGTCTGAATGAAGCAGTTGATATCGTGAAAGGTGGTGGAGTTGAATGAGAGAAAATCTTTTCAAGGCAAAACGGAAAGATAATGGAAAATGGATCGAGGGATATTATCAGAAAAGATATGACCTTTTAGGCAATGAAGAACATTTAATCTTCCACGCTGATAGTTATAATGTGTGGGAATATGCGGAAATTGATCCAGAAACCCTCTGCCGGTCCACAGGACGTTGCGATAAGAACGGAAATAAAATCTGGGAAAACGATATTTTGATGTGTCATGGAAATTCAGAAGACCTTGTAAAAGCGGAATTTGGAGAATTTGGTGTAAGAAATATTGAAACCGGAACCATTGTAGACAAAGTTATCGGATGGCATTATGAGATTATTCCGACAGATACAATCAGCAGATGTGAACCATTCTGCTGGTCAATGCCACTGACCAAAGATTATATCGATAGGTGCGAAATGGAAGTGGTTGGCAACATTTTCGACAATAAAAAATTATTACAGGAGGAATCAGATGAGTAAGTCAGTATTAGTTATGAATACACCGGAGAATTGTGGATCATGCATACATATTGATACATTCCTCCCTTTTTGTAGAATAAATTGCAGAGATATTAAGGATACAAGTACTAAGCCTGATTGGTGTCCATTGAAGCCATTGCCGAAAAAAAATGAAAATAACTGGGCTTTATAACGGCGAGTATTTCAAAGCAGGAGGCAAACTGCCGAACTATAAGATTGGTTGGAACGATTGTATTAATGAGATTACGGGAGGAATGGATTAATGGCATGTGCAAAGAAATGTGATAGATGTGGAAAGCTGTATGAGCAGTACAATTCTAAAAACGATAGAAAAAATCCTAATGGGATCATGGTATTAAATCTGGATAGTCGTGGAAGATATTTCACACATAATGCTCTGGATTTATGTCCTGATTGCATGAAAGGATTACAGGACTGGCTTAGAGAGGTGAAGTAGATGGAGAGATTAACACTCGACGATATGATAAAGACACTTAAATGTGTTGCCAGTCAAGATAGAGAAGGCGATTGCTATGCAGACCATGAAAACTTCATGCGCATGGATAATGACGAGCATAAACGCATTGTCTGTGGAACTGGCGAGGATTTAAGAGATTATATCGGTGGGAAGGAAGCGGTTGACTGCCCGTATCATCAAAATACTTATGGATGTTGTTTCGAAGACGGGGAGCTGTATTGGCTAAAAGATGTCGCAGAGCTGTTAGAAGAACTGAAATCTTACAAAGAAGCAGAAGAACAGGGCTTGCTTGTGAGGTTGCCGTGTAAGGTCGGAGATACAGTATGGGAATTATGTTTATGTGATGATGGAAATTATAGAATATTTCCAATGATCGTAAAGACAATAAGTGAATATGGGACTCTCAAACAAGTGAAAAAAAGACATAACCATCTGGAACATTTATGCAGAGAGTGATTATACGTACATGTATAAGAGCTTTGCGGATTTTGGAAAAACTGTATTTAGTACAAAGGAAGAAGCTGAGAAGAAGTTGGAGGTAATGAAAAAATGAATAAATGTTGCGCTAGTCAAGACGGTATATGTAGAAACGTTATCCTATTTGGAACTAAATGTGACGGGTACAAAGAAAGATGCACGCTGAGACCATGGTATGAAAACCTCGAAAAGGCGGTAAAAGGTTGTCAGCATATTTTGGATAAAATGTTTGGAACGGAGGACTAACATGAAACCAGAAGAAGCAAGAGGTATCCTTTCCGATATGAGAGGCTAGCATTTACATTTCCTTGAAGATTCTGAAAACGAAGATGAATGGCAGAAAAAATATCTCAAGGAAGCATGGGCGTGTGATTCCGGAGCAAAAGCATTGGAAAAGCAGATTCC